ATGAAGTTGGATTAGATAAAAATTCATCTACTGTAAGTTCAGTAGGTGTTTCTTTTGTTATTAATTGTAAAGCTTCTTTAATTGTCATGGTCTAGCCCCTGCTGCGTTTAATATTTCAATATCATCAGCAAACGCTCTAGAAAATACGCCTAACCAAACATATTGAAAGTCTGGATATAGTTTAGCAACTTCAATAGCTCTTTGTGCTAATGCAATCCTAACAGCTATTGCTGATTTATTACTACTTGATAGAAACCAATAAGGGTTCCTAGATGCAGAGTATTTTATTGATACTCTTTTTGCTTCATTCCAATCTTTTATAAACAAATTAACGCCTTTTCCTGCCTCCGTAGTTAATACAAATTCATTACCAATCCATTTGTTTTCAATTTCTTGTATCAATGTCATGGTCTTAGGTCTTTCTAAAACCCCGTATTCATTATTATAACCAGGTAATTCGAGCTGTAATTCATATCTATAATTTCTTTTATGAAAATCTTTTTCATTAGAAGACATACCTTGTAATGCATCTACACGTTTTGAATAGTTTTGATACCTAAAGAAACCTATAGAGTCATTAACTTGCATCTTAAATTGTTCTGGTGATAACTGTTCTATCTCACCTTTATTATAAGCTGCAAACCTTGCACTAAAGTCTGCTTCATCATTAGGATTATCAGGCATTAAATAATAGCCTGTAGTTTCAAATTCTTTCATTATTTGTTTATTCGCTTCTTGGAACTCAATTGCTTTAGAAGTAAGTGGTTCTTTTCCACCTTTTGCTTGAGTCTTAGGTGCAGTTAACCAAGGATGTTCAATACCATAAGTATTAACAAATACTTCAAATGCTCTATCATCATCAAAATCATATTCTTCTAATGTATTTCTATATTCATCAGCTAATACTTGTGCAGCCCACCATTTACCTTGTTTATCTTCAATTTCAAATCTAGGTGTCCAACCAGTAGGTAATACCATTTGACTTAAAGCTCTTATAAGAAACATATTTCTAGCTTTATCTTTAGAGTACATTAATACTGCTTCTGCTATTTGGTCTGCTGTTGCATCTTCTTTATTAGCATTTATATAATCATCATCTTTCCAACCCATAAATCCACCATCTTTAAAGTATTGGTCTAACTTACCTTTTTCATATAATTCAATATCACTCTCTGTAGCCATAATGTATCTATAAATATCATTAGTTGAAGATGCTCTCATCTGTGAAAATCTATTTTGACCTTCAGGATTTGAAAAAGCTGCAATTACTTTTTGTAACCAAGAAGGAAGTGGTACTGCTGCTTGAGTTGCTGTAGGTGGACCGAAATCACCATATAATATATTTCTTACTTCATTTCCTATACCCCATCTAGGTAATACTTTATCTAATGCAAAGCCTATCCATGGTACAGTTCCTGGAAACATATTCTGAGATAACATATTTATACCTTTAACATAGGCAGCAGGTTCTACTCTCATTCCAGACATACTAGGTGTTAATCCTTTATCCACACCAAAAAGTAGTGAGTTAAGTAAATAGTCACCTGGATAAACATACATCTCTTCACCTGAACCATTTGGGTCTGGATGAAAGAAACCTTTTCCTGATGGACCATCTAAGCTAGCATCATTTGCACCTCTAACTCTTTGTTGTCCTTGTCTAACAACATAAGGATTTTCTGCTATTAATTTGCCCCAAGTTGTTGCTAACTCAAACCATACTTCTGGGAATGGGAATACATTCCTTGTCATGTCTGATATCAAATGTTTTTTAGATACATCATATAAAATTGATTTAGTTGCTGCTAGTCCATATGCCTTAGCAGTATCATTTACTACATCAAAATCATAAAGTAAATTATTATATTGCTTTTGATTTCTATGTGTTTCTACTAAGTTAGCAATATATTTCTGAGGCACTTCAGATTTTTTTGCCTCACCAATATAATGCTTTTGCATTTTTCTACTCATGTTAGAGAAGTTATTTTGTATCCATAACCATCTATTTTGTTTAAATACAGCTGAACGGCTTAAGTAGTTATCTGGTTTAGTAAATAAAAATTCAAACAAAAAGTTTACTGCTTTATCATACTGTTTACCCATATATGCAGCATCAGTTCTATTAGCTTTAATAACACCAAACTCTGTACCTTGTTTAACAAAGTCATCATCTAATGATTTATATATTGTTTTTAATTGTTCTTTTGATAAATCTTTATCTAGATTTTTAATAAAATCAATACTTTCTTCTTTACCATTTCTAATAACTTTCAAGTCTCCACTAGCAATAGCTTCTCTTAATGGACTACTAGCTTTATCTCCAATTGCAATATTATCTAATTGCCATGTAGTAGTACCATCTTCATTTATGATGTAATGTTTTCCTTCTGTTACAGTCATATCTCCAGTTTTAATTCTTATACGTCCTTCAACAGATTGTAGATATTGTTTCATAACATCAACATCATCAACAATATCTCCTATATTTGCACGACCTAGATTTTTAATTCTTTGTCTTAAAGCCCTTTGTTCTTTAGCTGCAAACCATTCTATTAATTTATCTCCATACCCTAGTTTTGCAACTTGTCTAGCTACTTCATCATTTCTAAGTAATGATAGTTCAAGAAATACTCCAGGTATATATCCTTCTTGTCCTGGTTTTACTTTAACATAATCCTGTCCAACACTTCTTCTACCAGCATCACCCATTATTCCACCTGCACCATATCCACCAGATAGAACTTGTTTAGCTTCTCTACTTTCCATTAACTTTGAAGAGTCTTCACCATTACCCCAAACTTTTTTAATACCAAATAACTTTTCACTTTGGTTATGTGATTTAACCCACATAATATAATCAAGTGGATGAGAGAACATATTATCTAATCCAGCAACCCACAAACGTGCTTGTTGTTCTAATCCAACTCTAACAAACCAAGCAAATCTTAATAATACTGCAGGTTTAAATACTTTTTGTGTATAACCATCAAGTAACTTAGTATATGCATCAGTTCCTATTTCTTTAGTAGGAATTTTTATAAAACTAAATCCAGCATCATATGCGCTATCATCTTCCCAAAATTTCGCAAATTTACCTAGTTCTTCTTTATGAAAATTAAAAGTACTTTTAATAAGACCTTCATAATCATCTGCTCCATAATGTTTGAATACAGGACTTAAAGCTCTATTAATTTCTCTATAATCTACAAATGGTACAAACTGTTGACTTGTTTCAGAAAGTAAATGAAATGTAGGTACAGGTATTTTAATAGGTAAACCATCAGGACCATACTCTGCAATCTCTTCTACTACACCTGTACTAAAATTCATATGCTTACCTGTTTGGTCTATAAAGTATTGTCTTACATCATCACTATCATTAAATACTTTTCTACCTGCAAATTTGACTGCTTCAACATCTCCACCTTTAGCTTCAATATATTTCAAATCATCTAAATGCAATTCATAAGATAGCTTCGCCATAGCTTCAACATCATCAACATCTGTCTTTACTAATCTTTCTAACCAAGGATTAATTTCTCTAGCAGTTCTACCAGTAGCTGCTAAATAGTTATATAAATTAACATATGCATGATTAGCATCGCCTATAGCCATACCCATTTCAGGTATTAAAGAAATTATTTTAGGAGGGTTTTTCCAGTTAGATTTAAATGTAGCTGCTGGTCCAAATAGAGAATCAAAGCTATTAGCTTTAGCTCCACCTTTAATTGGGTTTCCTAATCTCATTAGTCCCCTTCTTAAACCACCACCTAAATAACTTCCTAAACTCCTGTATGCAGCATCTTCTTTACCTAGAGCAGATAAGGCTCTTCCACCAAGTTTTCCTGCTTTAGTAAGTTCTTTTCCTTTAGTTCCAATACCTCTAAGTATTGTATTAATTACTGCTGATTGTTTTCCAGGTAAACTATCTATAACTCCCAGTTCTAATGCCTCAATCATAATTTTTCTCATACCATTGGCATTGTTAGCACTTTCCATAAACATATTGCTATATTTAACAGCATCCATTTCAAATAAAATATCTAAACCAGGAGTTGCTTTTAATTTTGCAAGTAACTCATCTTTAGGAATTTCTGCTAAACCATCTACGACTTTTCTACCCCAAGGAGAATCTATTAAACTTCTAGCATTATTTTTTAATATAGAGCTTCTAGTTCCACCTTTCATAAAGAACTGTTCTCTCTTAAGTTGTTGAGCTACTTTAAGTCTTGTTCTAATGTCACTTGCATCTACTAAAGCTTCTTTCTTCATTGCTTTACCTTGTTGAATTAATGCATCATCTCCTATTGCATAACCTTTAGCAAGTAATTTTGTACCTTCAGCAGCTAATTCTTTTTTATAACTATTAACTGATTTAAATAATTGTGGACCTTTACCCCAGTAATCATTCATCCATTTAATTCTTCCAGCAACATCTTCATCAGTAAACTTTGTAATTTTAGTCGCCATATCTGCTGGAGTAGTAAAGAATTTTTTAATTGCACCTACACCTAATTCAGAAGCTAAGTTAACTCCACCATCTATTAAACCTGATAAGACATTATATCTTTTTGTTCCAGGTTCAAAAACTTCTGATGCAGCAACTCTTCCTGCAGAATAAGGTAACAATCTAGGTTGAGGTTTTTTCATATTCTTTCCCCAACCTAATGTATCAGTAAAAAGAGATGTACCTGGGATAGCTTGACCATGAATATACATTTGGTCATTAGCTTTAGTTTCCCATAGTTCTAAAACTTTATCAGACCTAAAATTGGTATCTCTACCTGCGTAAAATAAAATCTTATTTGGATTTAATACAGATGTATAATTTAATGTCCCTGTGTAAGCATCAAACTTAATAGGTTTACCCATCTTTTTATAAAATATATCTGCTGCTTCTTTCTCTGTATAACCCATAATTCTTAATCTCTCATATTCAGGAGACTCTTCAGCAGCTATACTTTCAAATAAAAATTTTCTATTTCTATCAAAGTTTACTGCTTCTCCACTAAAGGCAGCACTTGCTGCAGCATAGAATTGATTCTCTCCACCCATTTCCCATGCTGTATCCCACATCTTAATCCACTCATCTAATTCTCCTACTAAACCTTTATCAGTACCTATGTTTGGTATATCAGCATTCATTACGTGCATATTTATACTTTGTTGTGCTTGTTCTGGAGTTCTTCCTTCTTCTAGATATTTATCATATAAATTTAATGCTTGAGTATATTTATAAACTCTGTATGTTTTTCTTATAGCTTCTCCCATACCTTCCCAAGCTAACAATCCCCATACACCATATTGGACAGCAAATGGTTTTGCACCACCTGGCGCTAGACCAGCAGTAAGAAAGTTAGCTACTGCATTAGCTCCACTATCTTGACCTTTCCAGCTTCCCATTCTCATGTCATCTGGTGCTGCTAAATATTTACTTACTTGTGAAGGAAGTCTGTTATAAATTTGTCCTCTAAATATTCCTGAAGGAGTTGTTTTTCTACGATACTTAGCATTATCTGGATTATTAATTACTTCTTTAGCTTTTTGCCAATCTGCATCTTCTTGTGCAGTTGTTGGAGAATCGTAGTCTGAAGGTAAGTTTGAGTCATCGCCTTTTAATTGTTTTACTGAATAAGCATCAGCAATATCTGCAATTGCTTTTTCAGCAGCAACTCTACCACCAGCAGGTAATACCATTGCTAATGTACTAACTATTGTTTTACTTAAATTTGGATATTTTCTAGTTATATCTATTACGTTATCAATCCACCAAGGATTTTCATTTATTGCTTTTTTTGCAGTATCAAATTTCTGTTGATTCGATGCAATATAATGCATCATCCTTGCTTCTTGAGCTGGGTCTTCTATCCACATTATTATTGACTATCTGTATTAATTAACTCAGCTATTAGTGGGTGTGGATTAATTGCATACATTGCTTGTAATAACACATTCTTATCATTCTGTAATTGATTAACACTACCTTTACCTGGACCTATTGGAGCGCCTTCTGTTAATGGTTCTCCAGGTCTATTAGTAGGAGCAAATATATTTGCGGCTTGACCAGCTGCTGGATTTGGAGCGCCACCAAGTGGAGCTGCTTGTTGTTGCTCTGTTAAAGCTTTTTGCTCTCCATGTGCAACATCAGGCATTCTTACAACTGGTTGTTTTCCATCTGTTCTTTTACTTAGTGAACCAGGTCCACTTACAGCTGCAGGTTTACTTGGTTTCCTATAGCCACCTCTATTAGAACGTTTCTTCGCCATAATATCTATCCTCGCTTATTAATACAAATATTCCAGGTTTAATTGGAACAACTTTAAACACACTTAATATTGAGTTCATATCTATAACTTCTTCATCTGTAAACTCTATATTTCCTATCTCACCAAATTCTTCAGTCATAATATCCCAGAACTCGTGATTAATGTCTTCTTCCATTATCCTCCTAATGCCTGAGCTATTGAAGGCGGTGGTCCTACTGGAGCTTGTGCTGCCATTTGTTGTTGAATCATCGCTTCTTGTTCAGGAGTCATTTGTGGTTCTTCTGGTGTATAAAATTGTTTTAATATTTCTGTCATATCGTTTGGATATTCATATATAGCTATAACAGCCATAGTTGCTGCAGGGTCTCCTTCAGCACTTCTAGCAAGTACAGATTCAAATAAAACATTTTCTGCTTTGTTCTTTCTTATACGTTCTTGTACTTTAGCTATATTATCAAGACCATCAATATTATCTTGTAAGGTCTCTACGTCTATAACACCTGCTTGTAGTAATTGCAAACCAGTAACAATCTTTTGTGGTTCATCAAAACCAGCCATAACACCATATACACGTCTTGTTCTGTAGTCACCACCAATATCAGATAATGGTTTATAATTCTCTGAGAAAGCAGAACCATTAATAAATCCTGCCATTGGTTTACTCATTATCTCTGTTTGAATACTTAATAATTCATCAAGCTCTAATCTTTTTTCGTCCATTTCAATTAGACCATGTTTAATTACTTCTCTATATTCATTTATCATTAATGACATAGATGCATTTAATTCTTGAACTCCAGCACCAGTAGTCCAACTAGAAGGAGCTTGAGCGTCATCAGTTACTGGATAACCACCAACTAATCTAAGTTGTCTTTCTAATCTATCTACTTGTTGAAATAATTGATAAGGGATATTGTTCTGTGGTTTAGATACCTGAGTACCAGGAGCAAGATAGTTAATTGCAAATCTACCTTTTCTATATTGTCCTGATTCAAGTTCACCAGATATATTAGTTTCAGTAAATACTGAATCTTCCATAGCTATTGCTGACATGATATTAATCTTTGCCATCATAGCCATCAAACC